TCTACAGCTACCAAGCTGGTTACCTGAAGCATTTGTACAGAATGGGCGGTTATAACGAGAACTTTGAAAGCTGGGTATCTGATGGCACTAGCTATGATACTTACTACATCAAGTTCAACGAGTATGACAAGTCTGCGTACCAATGGGGTGACTACATCAAAGAAGATAGCACAGTAATCATTGCTGTTGCAAGCGGTAGTGCTGCTGCAACTGCTATTGAAGCTGTTCTTGTTGCTGGTCTTGGTGCTGTAACTGCTGATAATTCATGTATCACAACTACATCCACTACAACCACAGTATGGCCTTCTACTACTACTACATCAACTTTGATTCCGTAATAGTAGGGTAATAACCTAGATTATAAAACCTAAGCCAGAGGTGAGAGGATTCAAACTCAATCCTCTGGCTTATTTATTTAAAACAACATGGCAGATTTAAAATTAGATATATTAGTAATTCCTACATACAACACTCTAACATTAGGGGTTGCTGATGCTTCTATCTATCCTACAAACCCTCCTGTTGTTTCTGGAGCTACAATTGAGATTAATGTTCCTAGCTTTGGAGTTGTAGTAAAACCTTTTAATGTAAACGATTTTAATATATTCACTTCATCAAATTTAGGAATAACTGCTGTTGGTGTAGACCAACCGCTTCCTGATGGAGTGTATTATTTAAAATATTCTGTAGCACCTGCATATTTGAATTTTGTAGAGAAGTCAATTATGCGTGTTGAAAAGTTACAGGAGAAGTTTGATGGTGCGTTTATGAAACTTGATATGATGGAATGTGATAGAGCTATTAAAACACAAGCAAAGGTGGATCTCACCTCTATCTATTTCTTTATACAAGGCTCTATAGCTGCAGCTAACAATTGCGCTACACAGGAAGCTATGAAGTTGTACAATCAAGCAGATAAAATGCTTGATAACTTTCTCAAGAATAATTGTGGTTGTTCTGGAAATAACTATGTTATAAACTTTTATTAATATGGCTAGGTGTAAAAACTGTGGAGCTAATGTTGGGTGTGGATGTCAATTAATTAATGGTCTTTGTGCAGCATGTAATGGTGCTGTAAAACAAGGAAGAAAACTTATAAGAAATGTTATCACCCAGGCTTACAAATTGTCCAGAATGCGCTAGCATTCCATCTCTGATTGCAGAGATTGATTGTAAACTAGCTGATTTGGCAAGTAACTTGTACAATAATGTTGTGTACATGTTAAACCAACCTGTTCCTGGTGGAACAATGTTGGATCTTTTAAACTACAGAAGGATTCTTACTTATAAATATTGCAATCCTAATTATAATGCTGAGTTCACTGTGAACATGATTGCCAGCAGAGTTAAAATTTTAAAATTTAAATAAATGGGTTGTTCAAATTGTTATAATGGTTGCGCAGAAATTATATCTGATCAATGCGTTAAATATACAGGTGTTGATGTTCCTATTCTAGGGATTCAAACTGGTGACTCTCTTTCATATGTTGAACAAGCATTGATTGAGTTTCTTACATCCACTCTTGATGGTACAGGTATTAAATTAACTATCGATCCTCAAATTATATGTGAGATTGTAAATAAAAATTTAGTACAGTGTGAAGATCTTACACTTGTTAATGTAATCAATGCCTTAATTAAAGCTGTATGTGAACTTGACACAAGGTTAACGGCTGTTGAAGATGATTTTGCGGCTCTAGAAGGAGCATATGATGTGGATTGTCTTGAAGGTGTAAGTTCTAACTCTGGAACACATGCAATTCTTCAGGCAACAATTACGAAACTTTGTAGCGTAGAAGTTGCTCTCGATGCTCTTGCTTTAAATGTAAGTACCAATTATGTAAAACTTGCAGACTTAAATAGTCTGATAGCTGCATATATTGCTAGTGTTGGAACAAATACTAAGTATTACAACCGTATGATTCCATATGCTGTTGTAGAGTTTTATGGTAATCCAGCTGGTAAGTTTGATGGTACAGGTGCTGGTATTGTTGGAACTGATTGGGAGAAAATCTATCTATGTAATGGCTTAAATGGTACTCCTGATAAAAGAGGACGTGTACCAGTTGGTGCTACAACAGGAATGGGTGGTGGAGCTTTGAATCCTGCAGTTGATCCTGCAGTTGCTGGTAACCCTGCTTATGCTCTCTTTGGAACTGCTGGTTCTAACACTGTAACTCTATCAGCTTCTCAAATTCCTGCCCACTCGCATTCAGCTACTTCTTCTGTAGTTGATCCTGGGCACACCCATTTTATTGTAGCTAGTGAAAGTACTGGTAGTTGTGACATTGTTACATCTGTAAATCCTATTGCTAGAGCTGGTAGTTGTGGAACAAATCCTGCATATGAACTTAGAAAGAGCACTGATGCAGATGCAACTCTTGGTAAATCAAGTACAGCCCAAACAGGAATTGATGTATCTGTAGCAGTCGGATCTACAGGTGGTGGTTTAGGTCATCCTAACTTTCAACCTGGTCTCGGTTGTTATTACATTATGTACATTCCTTAATTTACTAAAATAATATGTGTAATAAATCAGGTTCTGATCCTTGTAATTCATGCATGACTGGTTCTAGTAATGTTAAATACGATGGACCAAACCTTCCATGTACAGCTATACATAATTGTGACTCTTTAAATGTATCACTTCAAAAGATAGATGAACAAATTTGTGATTTAAAAAAAGCAGTTGCTACTCTTCAGGTAGAAGTTAATTTCTTGATGGGTATAGTAATTAATACAACTACCACCACCACTAGTAATACAACTACTTCTTTACCTCCTGTACCATGTGGTAGCTCATCCACATATTCAGGGGAGCAGGGTTATCCAATTACACAACCTGTAATAATGGGAACAACCACTGGTATAGTGACATATAATTATGATGCATATACTGTTCCTGACAGATTCATTGTAAGATGGAACGGAAATATTGTTGTTGATACAGGTTATAGAGGAGATTATGATTATGATTTTGGTGGAGGAAGTAGATCTGCATTTACCACAAGTCTCACTGGACAAATTGATCCTATTACCTTGATAGCTTATCCAGATTTTGTAAATTATCCTGATGATGGTTATCCTAGAGTAACATTTCCACCATATGGAACAACATCATTTAATAAAAACTTGCCTATTCCAACTTCTGCTACAGTAGAAGTGTACGCACCAATGCCTGGTACACTTTGGCAATATACAATGAGTTGTCCACAACCTACAACTACTACTACAACAACAATTCCTTAAAAATCAATAAATTATGACAGTATTAATAACATTAACGACAGCAGGAGCTGATTCAGGTCCATTCGATCTGTATTCAGATACAGACGGTTATGTATCAGCTTTTGAAACTGGTGTGAGTAAAGCAGCTCTTGTAGCTGGTTATTCTTCTAATCTTGTACCTAATGGTACAACAACTATAAGAGTGAAGTCTACAGGTGTTTGTACAAACTATATAGATATTATAGTAGTTACAACCACTACGACTACCACTACAAGTGCTCCTTCATTCTATAGTTATGAAATATCTTCAACGTCAGATGCAGATCCAGGTTTGGCATGTTTATTATTCTATGGACCTACTGTTTATGCTGCTGAATCAACATCTGCTGCTGTAACTAGATTCTATGTAGATATGGCATTAACAACACCTTTCTCAGGTACAGGTGATTATTATAGATATACTAAAGTAGGAAGCTTAGATAATGTGAGAGCTCAAGTAAACTTAGGAGGATTTGTATCCAATATAGGAAGTTGTTAAAACTCTTGGTTTGTTGGTTTTCCAAGAGTCTCCTAGGGGTTTCCACCCCTGGGAGTTTTTATTTATAACAAGTTTGATTAGAATGGATAACTAGAAAGGTTAAAATAATTTGGAAAATATGAAAAAAGATTCGTACCTTTACTACAATTTTAACTAAATCTAAATGTAAATGGCTGAAAATCAATCACTTCTACATCAGCTGGAGCAAATGCTTCGCTGGAAAAAGAGCAAAAAGTTCTATGCAGAAAAACTAAACATTACAGAGGAAGAGGTTGATGGGCTGATAAAAGAATTAAGAAATTCAGAAAGTATAAGAAATGAGGCAGAAGCTGCCAGTTATATTAGTGAGTTAGAAGATGCAATTGTTAGGTTTAGTGAGGATGTGGAGAAAGGAATTGGTGAGGTGGTGTTTAATAGTAAGGAAGAGATTAAAAGCTTAGAAGAGCTTATTGAAAAGTGTAAGATTGATACAAATAAGTGGGAAATAACTAAATACGTACAAAACTACTGGGGAAATTCTGACCAGCCTCATTATCAAGTGAAGGCCTGGTTAGGTAAAAAGAAGGATGAACAAGTGTTCCAAGATTCCTTCATAGACTTCCTCAGCTCTTACATTCCTGCTTCTCAGGAAATTATCTCTCCAAAACTACATCCAAGTAAGTCTAATGCTGCTCTTGTTATTAATAAGCAGGATGCACATTATAACAAGCTTGATGTAGATGGGGATAATAGTATTGAAGAAAGATTTGCTAGAATGGCTTATAGAACAGAAACTATTCTGGAACAAGCTGCTTTAGCAAACAACATAGATAAGATTATATACATTATTGGTTCAGACGAATTCAATAGTGAGTTTACAGGAACTACAACTAAAGGAACTCCACAACAAAACATCGGAGGTTATCATGAGTCATTTAAGAAGATATGTGACCATGAGATTCTCATGATTTCATTATTACTCAACTACACTAGTAATGTAGAAGTGATATATGTAGCTGGTAATCACGATGAATATGTAGGATGGCATATGATCAATTGGCTGCAAACTTTCTTCAGACATCTTCCTGAAGTGTCATTTGATTGCTCTCCTAAGTATAGGAAGTATATTAGTTACGGTGTTACAGCTATGATGTTTAATCATGGTGATGCTATTAAACCTGCTAAACTTGCTGGTATATTCCCAATGGAATATAAAGATGAATGGTCTAACCACGATGTGTATTACATATTTACAGGTGATAAACACCACGAGTTGAGTCAAGATTTTAATGGAATTAAGTTTTACCAAATCCCTGCATTCTCAAATGCTAAGAGTGGGTGGGATGAGAAAAATGGATACACGTGCGCACGAGGTGAGGTTACTGCATTCTTAATTGACTCTATTCATGGAATGACAAACATATTCAAACAATATTTATAATGTCTACTTTTAGGAAATTAGTTTCAGATGTACGTTCTATGCACAAGTTGCTCTCTACAGACAACTTGATCACGGATAGAGCTGTTATGTCTGAGATTAAGAACAATGCCTTCCTTCTGATTAAGCGTGAGACTAATCTGAGGAAGCTTTGGGCTACTGACACAGTATTCACTACCATCCCTTGTTTAGAGATGGTAGAAGTTCCTATTTCTGAATGCTGTGATTATGTCGATCCTTGTTCTGTAGCTAGAACTAAACTCAAGCTCCCTCGTATTACAGAAGGTAATTATCAGTATGTTATACAAGGTGTTTACTCAATCAATGCAATGAGTGGACAAGGAAAGAAACTAAAAGAAATAACCATCAATCGATACATTAACTTGCTCAAGCTTCCTATTATTAAGAAGGAAGAATACTACTGGATTTCTAATGGGTATCTCTATGTAAACAATCCTCTCCTGAAAGCAATCAGACTTGTTGCTTTGTTCGAGGAGGATGTACCTAATTCCATTATGTATCCAGAGTGCGGTTGCGGTACTCCAGAATATACAACAGAAGAACTTTGCAAGAATCCTCTTGATAAAGAATCTCCTGTTCCTGGTTACCTAGAAAAGCAAGTTCTCGAGCTAACTTCTCAGAAGTTATTATCCACCTACTTTAGGTTAAAAACAGACATCACAAGTGATGGAGTTGATGGTCAATCACCTAACGCTCCAAACTTGAGATGATATGAGAATAAAGATAGACTGGAGAAGCGCAAGTAAAGAAAACTACAGCAATTTTTGTAAGAAGAATCCTTCTATCAAACTGACGTTTGACGAATGGAGAAACATCATTTACACCTATAACGAGGCTTTCAAAGAATACATCCTAGAGACAGGAGAAAGAGCAAAGCTTCCATATGGATTTGGTGAGTTCTCTGTTAATAAGAAGAAACGTAGAAAGACAAAAGGAATAGATGGTAAAGAGTTTGTCAATCTTCCTATTGATTGGAAGAAGACAAAAGAAAAAGGAAAGCGCATCTACAATTTCAACTTCCATACAGAAGGTTATTTCTTTGGGTGGGTTTGGTTCAAAGACACAGCAAGGTTCAGACACTCAACGCTGTGGTATTTTAAACCATCCAGAAATACATCAAGATTGCTATCTCACTACATAAAAACCCACGATAGGTATCAACATATTTATCATGAATGGAAAAAGTAAAATAGATGTCATACTATTACAAATATAATTTCATCTCTCCTGAGGTTGTTTACTCCACTGTAAAAGAAGAGTTTAAAAGCTACTTTGATACAGGAGCTGTAGATGATCTTATGTTTCCTACCTACTTGGACAAGTGTCTGAGAAAGTTGGGGAGAGCTACCTATGTTATCCAA